TAGAGGACAAAGCCGCTAACCCAGTAGACCAAATCGGCATTCCAACAGGCTTCGACAAGTTTGACTTTTCAATTGGTGGCGGGCTTAGGAAAGGTACAGTCAGTGTAATTGGTGCCAGACCTAAAACGGGCAAATCTTTATTTGCGTTAAACTCAGGAGTTAGTATAGCTAAAGCTGGTATCCCTGTATTAGATATGGATACCGAAATGATTGTTGACGATCAAATAAATCGTGGGACTGCTATGATTTCATACGGGACAGGTGGCAGATCAACGATCAATGATGTTGAGACAGGCAAGTTCGCCAGCACTGAGATGCGTAAGAAGATGCTGATGGAGGAAGGCAAAAAACATAAAGACCTTCCGTTCTTCCATAAAAACATTAGTGGCAAGCCTTTTGAAGACCAATTATCAGAAATGAGAAGATGGATTGCTAAAGAGGTCGGAGTAAATGATCAGGGGCAAGCAAACGACTGTGTTATAATCTATGACTACCTGAAGCTTATGGATGCCTCTGACATGAAGAATAGCGATCTAAAAGAATTCCAGATGCTGGGGTTTATGATGACTGCTCTTCATAATTTCGCTATCCGATACAATGTGCCAATCCTCGCCTTCATTCAATTAAATAGAGACGGGATTACAAAAGAATCTACAGACGCCGCTAGTGGTTCAGACAGAATTGTCTGGCTCTGTTCTAACTTCTCAATCTACAAACTTAAATCAGACGAAGAGATAGCTAATGATGGGCCAGACGAAGGCAATAGGAAACTTGTGCCTATCGTGTCAAGGCATGGGGCGGGACTAGAGCATGGAGACTATATTAATGTCAAGATGAAAGGAGAATATGCCAAGCTAATTGAGGGGAACACGGCTCTACAAATTCAAGAAGGGAAATCATATGAAGAACAGTCCGCAATCGTTGACGAAGACGACATTCCTTTCTAAGTATTCGGATCAGGCGAAGCTTAATCAGCTAACTAATAAAGTAAGAGAGAATATAGATGGGATCTATGACTACTTTGGTGAGCGGCCAAGATACAATGGGTCTGACAAAGTGATCCTATCCCCGTGCTTTATTCACGGCGGCGATAACGAGGGTGCTCTGAACCTATATCATAATGCTGATTATCGCATACATTATAAATGTCGTACTCACTTATGTGAGGAGCATTTCGGTAGCTCACTGCTTAGCATGGTTCGGGGTGGACTATCCCATATGAAATACGACTGGCAAGCCGCTGGGGATCAAACTCTTACATTCGATCAAACAGTTGACTGGCTACTAGAGAAGCTAGACCTTAACTTCTACACCCTGAAGGACGCTGAAACTGTTGACCTGAGTAACTCTGAGTTCCTTCGAACTATTAACGCGGTTACAGAGCAGGAACGCCCAAAAGGTACAATAGAAGAGAGCCTATATAGAAGTAAAGCCGAGATCCCCTCTCCTTATCATTTAGGTAGGGGATATTCAAAAGAAGTGTTAGAAAGATACGGTGTGGGGCTATGTAGTACAAAGGGCAGGCTTATGTACGACAGATCTATGGTACCTATTTATGATGATGGGGGAGATTATATACTGGGGTTCAGTGGAAGAAGCATACATGGCAAGTGCGAAGAGTGCAACCATTATCATTCTCCCAGTAATGATTGCCATGTTTTTCCGAAATGGAGGCACACCAAAGACCTCAAAACGCATAAATTGTTGTATAATTATTGGAACGCCCAACAGTACATACAGGAATCAGGCGTAATAATCCTAGTCGAGTCTCCGGGTAATGTATGGAGACTTGAGGAAGCGGGCGTAAAGAATTCGGTAGCTATCTTCGGGACAAGTTTAGGTNGCGATCAACAAAGACTAATCGATGAGTCAGGAGCACTTTCTGTGATATTAATAATGGATCAGGATAATAATCAGGCGGGGCAGAGAGCCGCCGAAGTTATAAAGAGGAAATTGGAAAAACTGTATAGGGTCTACATAGTAGACATTAACAAAAACGACATAGGCGAGATGAGCACTAACGAAGTGACTGAAGATATTAAGCCTTGGATTGAACAAGCAAGAGAGGTGTATGCATTATGACACAAATAATAGGGCTTGCCGGAAGAAAACAAAGTGGCAAGAACGCCTGCTGTAATTTCCTGACCATGCTTAAACTCACAGAGTCTGGTGTATGCGAGCGGGTCAAGCAGGACACTGAGACAGGGGAGCTTCTTGTGTCTGATGTATTCGGAGAGAGAAGCCCCGAGTCCGAGTTCATGCCATTCAAAAAGCCGTATATCGATGTTGAAGCTGCTTTAGACACTGCAAATGTAGTAAAGATATATTCTATTGCTGGCTCCCTTAAAAGAATAGCTATAGATGTTTTAGGACTAGATGAGAACAAGGTCTATGGCACAGACGCAGATAAAATGACACATACCTCCTTTAGATGGGAGAATATGCCCGGTGTAATGTCTACAGAGAAGGCTGATACTTTATTCAACGCAATATATGGATATAAATCTTTTGAGAAATTAAAGGGTTTGCCTATGACTGTTCATCAACCCGGCCCAATGACAATCCGCGAAGTCCTTCAGTATGTCGGCACCGATATCTTTCGCAAAATAAATCCTAACATATGGATTGATACGGCGATTAGGCGAATCGAAGAAGACCGGCCAGAAGTTGCTCTTGTCTGTGATGCTAGGTTCGATAATGAAATCAATATTCTCAAGGAAAAGAATGGGATCGTAGTTGGACTTCGCAGAGACATATTCAACTCTAAAGATACTCATGCAAGCGAACGAATCAATTTCGATCTATGCAACGGGGTAATCGACAATCGCAAAATGAGTATGGACGAACAGAACGAGGCCCTATTTAATATGCTTAGGGAGCACAATTGTAAAAATATTCGCAGTTTGGGGATTTAATAAGTGGGTTCTAAAGAAGAGAAGCTATATGTAGATCGAGTTAAAGATCGAGATATTGAAATCAACGAGACAGTAGACGCCCTCATTAAAAAACATAAACGCAAAATCGACAACGCATCTAAAAAGGTAAAATCAATCGGATGCCAGCACCATTTTTATTCTAGATTTCAAACAATGGATGATAATGGTTACGGTAAATGGTATGAGATAGAAATCAAAACCTGTAGAGTCTGCGGTGAAAAAGACGTTTACTCAAAATGGCCGCTAAAAGAAAGGTAATATGACAATTCCGATAGTCTACTTTAGGAGTAGCTCTTTCAACGCCTGTAGGACTTGTGAACTACTAGGCTATATTGAATATACGTTAGGCATCAGAGGCAAAGGCAATAAAGCCGCCGACAAAGGAACGATAGTCCATAAGGCTCTTGAGATATGTGCGTTAGCACAAAAGGCAGAACAAGATGGTATCAAGCTTATAGTAGATGAAGATATAGGTGAAGTAGAAACAGATAACTATACAGAGGAGTATCTGGAAAATATCTGCTCACGAGCGTACCGCCATTACACAAAGCAGTTTGACTATCACGAGTGGCTACCTCTTGACTATAAACACTGTCTGGCTTGGACTTGGGAAGCTCTTAGGTATAAGGACGGGATGTTTGACCCTCGAAACCGCAAAATAGTTGCGGCAGAGCCCTTCTTTGATTTTAAGATAGAAAAGGACTGGGCAGCTTACGATTATACGGTTGGTGGTGAGAGGCTAAAGGGGAACTTGGGCCTTAAGGGGGCTATCGACTTGATCACCGATCTAGGTGAGGGAGTTTACGAAGTGATAGATTGGAAGTCCGGTTCTTCCAGAAAAGATTGGGCTACAGGTAAAGAAAAAGACCAATGGAGCCTATTCTCAGATCCACAGCTACGATTATATCATTATGCCTGCAAACAGATGTACCCTGATGTTCATACATTCCTTGTTACTATATTTTTTATTAGAGCAGGCGGCGCTTATACAGTTCACTTTCAAGACTCAGATCTGGAAAAAACAGAAGAGCTGATTAAGAAAAGATTTGAGCACACAAGAGATATAGAGGTTCCAAAAACAGTGAGACAAACTCGACCTAGTCAGGGATGGCGATGTAAGAGAATGTGCTATGCTGGACAAACAACTTTTGAAGATACTAAAGGAATAAAGGCAGAGGAAGAGAAGCGGTTCGGTCAATATACGAGATACGGCGAGACTATGAGTAAGTGTGAACAGATACGCCATATGATTGACAAGTATGGGATTGAGTGGGTTACTGATAACTATAAGAATCCAGACCATGCGATTGGTGATTATGGTCATGGTGGTGGTAAACTAAGAGATGAAGGTATTTAATGATGCCAATTGATGTGGTATGCCCTGAATGCGAATTGGAATTCGAGGCTGATTGGGATACTGACAAGTGCCCAAAATGTAAGAATGGACTTATCTTTGACGAGCAATGTACAGAAGACTATAGCGACTGTTGGACAGTTGTTCTTTGGGAAAGTTGGGGATATAATTATTAAAACTATAATAGCTGGAGAAATAGATGACGGCAATTAGAAAGAGAACATGCGATCTTTGCAATAAGGGAATTACAAGTGGAGATAAATATTATTTTATCTCTATGAAAAAAGAATCTCATGAGGAGACAGACGGTCAATATGAGCCTTGGAAGTCGCAATTTACGACTGTGATGTATGGAATAACACAGTCACCAAAAAATTATGATGTATGCGAAAAATGTTTCCCCAAGATAGACAAGATTTTCTCTAATCCTAAGAAAGGTTTGTTTTCATGATCGAAGTAGAGATTACAGACAAGATGAAGAAGAACGCTCAGGCCAAAGCTAGGCGAATGGGCAAGCTTAAGAACTCGATTACCAAAGGCAGCGGGAATGTGGCGGGGTTTCTCGGGGAATACCTAGTCAACGAGATCCTTAAGGGTAAAATCGAGAACACTAAGGATTACGATATCGTACACGAGGGCGTCAGATACGACGTTAAGACGAAGCGGTGTACTAGCGAGCCAAAGCCAGAGTATGATTGCTCTGTAGCCGCGTACAATACGGTCCAAAAATGTGACGCCTATATTTTCGTGCGCGTCCAACAAAACAAAACCACTAAAAAGTGGGAGAAGGCTTGGATATGCGGCTACTATGATAAGGAAGAATACTACAAGGATTCTCGCAAACTATTTAAAGGACAAAGAGACGGGTCCAATTGGTTTAGGGTAAAGGCCAACTGTTATAATTTACCTATAAGTGATTTAAATTCTATTGAGGATTTAGTGTGACTAAAAAGTATACAGTTCTCCACTCCCATTCTGAGTACAGCTTAATGAGAGGGCTGCCCTCTTGTGGAGATATAAAAGAGCGCATTACCGAAATAGGGTCTAGCGCTTGTGCGATAACTGACCATAACGGTGTCAGTGGGTGTATGGATTTTGATCATGAGATGAGAGAGGGGGAGATAAAAATAAAGCCTATATTGGGCAGCAAATTCTCCATATGTAGGGATAAGGTAACTCGCCAAGTGTCAACCAATCGTGCTCTTGACCATCAAATCATACTGGCTAAAAATCTTGCCGGTTGGAAAGACCTACTTAAGCTTACAAGTGTAGCTAATCAGAAAGAACACTACTACTGTAAGCCTCGCCTTGACATGGAATCTATAGTGGAATATGCTAATAAGGGTAATTTGATTTCCTTTAGCGGACACTTGGGATCTACCCTAGCTAATGAGATTAGCTGTGATGGGGAACTAGTAGATAATTGGAAAAATATGGGGATGAGAAAGGCCCTAGAGCTACAGAGTATGTTCGGGAAGGGCAACTTTTTCATTGAGATCCAACTGATTGATCGTGGCAACGAAAAAATGGAGACAATGGCGGGCTGTATGCGAGACATCGCGGCAACTACGGGTATCCCAGTGGTCGCCACTCCGGCGTCCCGCTATTGCCGTCAGGAAGACGCGGGCGACCAAAGGGTGCTCCTGTGCACATCTTATAAAACATCGCTCCCAGAGGTCTCTCACGAGCTAAAAACGGGTGAGGCGAACGATACCCTCAGTACCTTTTTCGGCTCTGACAACTATCACATCCCAACCTATGAAGAAATGGCCGAACTCCACACCCCAGAGGAGCTAGGTAACACCAATTTGATTGCAGATATGTGCGAAGATTATAGCGTGACCAATCCCCTTGATCCCCCAAAATTCAAGTGCCCTGATGGGATGAGCCCAGAGGACTACTTGAGAAAGTCTTGTGGGATTGGCTGGGTAGAGAAGATGGGTCATGTTAAAAAAGGAACGGAACTATTTAAAGAATACGGAGACAGAGTAAATGAAGAGCTTGGAACTTTTGGACCCATTGGATTATCTAGCTATTTCCTTATTGTTAATGATATTATTGACTTTGTAAAAAGTAGGGGATATCTGACTGGCGTAGGCAGAGGATCGAGCAGTGGCTGTATGATTTCTAACCTGTTGGGGATTACTCAAGTTGATCCTATACCTTATGATTTGATGCTTAGTCGATTCTATAATACAGGCAGAAATACTCCGGGTAAAATCTCTTGGCCTGATATCGACTTTGATATACCCAAGCGTGCTCGTGATGAGGCTATTGAGCATGTTCGAACTAAATACGGCGAAGATAAAGTAGCTCAAATTATTACCTTCCAAACCCTTGCGGGGAAAGCAGCCCTGACTAGGGTGATGCAGTCTCGTGGGAATATCGACTTCGCGGAGCAAAAGGCTTTAACCAAGCACATCGAAGATACCAGCAAGATCGCTGATGAGCTTAAAGGGATTGAAGACGAATACGGCGTCTCTTCTCCTATTATGTGGGCTTTAGAGAATAAGCGGGGTAAACTTAAAGAGTGGTGCTATATAGGAAAGGACGGCAAGTTAGAGGGGAGATTTGCAAAGATCTTTGAGCAGGCTATTCGTCTTGAAGGCACCAAGATTATTTCGGGGCGTCACGCCGCAGGCGTTGTGGTATCTAATA